GTGAGCGAGACGCTCTGGGGCGTCGAGGACGTCGCGCGGGAGATGGGCGTAGGCCTGGACTCCGCACGGTATCGCCTCCGCGTCCTGCGTGACCGCGGCCACCTCACCGCGACCTACGGCCCGCACGGCGCGCTCCTGTACCGCCCCGTCGAGGTCCGCGCCGCGTGGTCCCGCCTACCCGGGCAGGGCCGCCGCACCGATCTGCGGCGGGGCAGGGAGCGCGACGATGCAGGACCGCCCGCCGGTCGCACGTAGGACCGAACCGCCCACCCGCCCGCACGGCCACCCTGGCGGGGGTGTGTGGTGATCCGCCGCCTCTTCCGCGCCGCCCGCCGTGTCGGTGGCGCCGTGTCGGAGCGGGTCGCGCTCATCCACTACCGCGCCGCCGGCGGCATCGTGCGCACCTACCGCATGTCCGCCTGGTATCTGGACGTGGAGGTCCACGGCGGTGCCCTCGTTCTCACCAACGGGCACGGCGAGCAGCTCCGCATCCCCGTCGCCGCGCTCTTGACCTTGGAGATCCGGTGACTCGCCGGGACGTGGTGATGTGGGCGGGGCTGGCCGTGGTGCTCGCCGCGGCTGCCGTGCTGTCGTTCCACGCGCTGCGGGACCTCGCCGTAGCGGCAGGCATCCCGGCGCGCCTGGCGTGGCTGCTGCCGATCGCGGTGGACGCCGGGGCCGCGGTGTCGTGCGCGACGTGGCTGTCGCGGCGCGCACCGGCCGATGCCGCCCGGGTCGCCCGCGGCATGACGTGGGCGCTGCTGGCGTGCACGGTGGCCGGCAACGCGGCCGTCCAGGGCATGCACGCCGCCGCAGTGGTGCCGCCGTGGTGGGTGGCCGTGGTGGTGGGGGCGATCCCGCCCGCCGTGGTCGGCGGGACGGTGCACCTGGCGGTGCTGGTCGGGCGCGGGTCGCCCCGGCCGGTGGACGTCGCCGCCGCCGAGGAGACCGCCGAGCCGGGGGCCACGCTCGACGTCGCGCCCGCGACCGCCCGGCCGCTGGCGGTGGTGCCACCCGCGGGCGAGCAGGCGGGAGACGACGTGGACGGGCGCGCGGCCGCGCTGGTGGCCGAGGGTGCCGGCCGGCGGCGTATCGCGCGCGAGCTGGAGATCACCGAGCACGAGGCGCGGCAGCTGCTCGCCCGCCTGCGCGACCGGGTGGCGTCGTGACCCCGGGTGAGGTCCTCGCCGCGTTCGGCGGGTGGGCGTCGCTCGCCGTGCCGGTGGCGCTGATCTGGGGCCGGGGGCGGTGCCGGCACCCGCACCGCGGACCGGTCGGGACCGGGCTCGCGGTCCGGGACCACGACCGGCAGGCCGCGCCCGTCGCGCCCGGCGGACCGGTCGTGGTGGTGGTGCGCCACGAGCATGTGGTGACCGTCCGGCACGTCCATGCCGCCGGGTCGCTCCCGGTCGGGGCCGTGCGCCCGCCGGTGGTGGTCGACGGTGAGGTTCTCCCGCCGGTCGGGCGGGGGTGGGTGCGGTGACCGTGGCGCGCCGCCCCGAGTCCGAGCTGGTGACCGTGCGACCACCGGCCCGGCAGCGGGTCACCGCGACCCTGACCAACGTGCGGGTCCGCGCCGCCGTGGTGACGCGCCGCCAGGCCTGGACGGCATGGCGGGTGGCGCGCCAGGTGCCGGCCAGCGTGGCGCTGCTGCTCGCCTGGTCCCCCCGCGGGCTCGCCCGCATCACCGCGGCGTGGGCCCGCTACCTGCGCGACCACGACACGGCGCAGCTGCGCGCCCACCACGCCGGCGCCCGCGAGTCCGCCGACTACGAGCGCGTCTCCCGGGCCCGCTCCGCGAACCTGACCGCCCGGCTGATGGTCAACGGCACGGCCGTCCTGGCGGTGTTGGGAGTGGTGCTGGCCTGGACCGCGCCGCGCGCGCTCGGGGTGCTGCTCGCCGGGCTGGTGTTCGTGTGGACGGTGAAGCTGATCCCCGGGCGCGGGCTCGCCGAGCTGGTCGCCGCCGGTGGACTGGCGCTGCTGGCCTACCTGGCGACGCCGTGGCTGGCGACCACGGTCCCGGTGCCGCCCGGATGGCTGTGGTGGCTGGCCGGGGCGGTGGCGGTGCTGGTGCTCGGCTGGGTGGGCCGCCCGCGCGCCCGCCCACTCGTCACCCTGCCCGGGGTCGCGGAGGGTGGCCGCGTGCCGCCGCTGACGGCGCCGATGGTCACCGAGGCGCTGTGCACGCTGGGCAACTCGAAGATGCGCGAACCCGACTCCATCCGCCTGCTCACCGACCCGCACCGCCACGGCCCCGGCGTGCAGGTCGACCTGGAGCTGCCGCCCGCCGTGCCCGCCTCGTTCGTGCAGGGCAAGCGGGAGGAGTTCGCCGCCGCCCTGCGCCGCGAGCTCGGCACGGTCTGGCCCGCCGTCGGCACGCGCCACCCCGGACACTTGGCCCTGTTCGTGTCGGACCAACCGCTTGCGTCGGCGACGCAGGAGCCGTGGCCGCTGCGTCGCCGCGGCGAGGTCGACCTGTTCGCGCCCGTCCCGGCGTTCACCGACCAGCGTGGCGCGTGGGTCGGAGTCACCCTCGCCTACAGCAACATGATCATTGGCGCGGTGCCGCGCATCGGAAAGACGTTCGTGCTGCGCCAGTTGCTGCTCATCGCTGGCCTCGACGTCACCGCCAAGGTCATCGCGCTCGACGGGAAGGGCACCGGCGACCTGTCGGCGTGCGCGCACTTCGCCCACGTCTACCTGCGGGGCGCCCGCCCGGACCGGCCCGAGCAGATCGCGCAGGTCCTCGACACGGTGCGCTGGCTCCGCAAGGAGCTGGGCCGCCGCGCGGATATCATCGACGCGCTGCCGTTCGACCAGTGCCCGGAGTCGAAGGTGACCGCCGAGCTTGTGCGCGCCCGACCCGACCTCGACCTCGGACCGATCGTCGTAGGCATCGACGAGACGCAGTCGTACTTCTCCTACGGCGACGACGGCAACAGGGACCACAAGGCCATCCGGCAGGAACTGCGGTCCGGCGTCACCGAGCTGGTCAAGCTGGGCCCGGCGCTCGGCATCATCGTGCTGCTCGCCACGCAGCAGGTGAACGACGCGACGATCCCCACCTCGATCGCGAACAACGCCGTGATCCGATTCGCGATGAAGCTGGAGGGGCACGAACCCAACGACCGGATCCTCGGCACCGGGAGCTACAAGCGCGGCATCGACGCCACGATGTTCGACCTCGACGACAAGGGCATCGGCTACCTCAAGGCCGACGGGGCGGCCCCGCGCATCGTGCGCTCGGTGTACGGGCTGGACGCGCCGGCCGCGAACGAGGTGGCGCTACGGGCGCGGGCGCTCCGCGCAGGCGTCGGGATGCTCACCGGCGCCGCCGCTGACGACGAGCCGGTGTTCGTGGTGCTCGACGAGGTGGCCGATGTCGAGCGCGTGCTCGCCGACCGCAGCCGACCGACCGCGCACCTCGTCGAGCTGGTCGAGTGGCTCGGCGAGCTGCGCCCGGAGTACGCCGGCCTGGACGTTGACGAGCTGGGCAAGCGGCTGCGCAACCGCGGCGTGCAGGTCCGAAAGGTCAAGGTTGCCGGGCGCACGACGAGCGGGGTCCGGGCCGCCGACCTGCGGAAACACGACGACGGCAACGCGGGCGATCCCGGCAACCTGGAGGACGAATGAGCCGTATCCGCAGGTCACGCGGTTGCCGGCGCGGGTTGCCGGGCGTCAACCTCGGTTGCCCGTCGTGACGTGGTGGGTCGTCGCCGTCGTCGCGCTCGGCCTGTACGCGATCGAGTGCGTGGTCTGGCCGTACCGACGCTGCCACTGGTGTTCGGGCAGCGGCCGGTGGCGGTCGCCGATCACCCGCAGCTATCGCGACTGCGGGCGGTGTGGAGGCGACGGGCAGATGGTCCGGTGGGGCCGGCGCGCGTACGAGGCGGTGCGGCCCCCCTGGTGACGATCCGGTCACGGGTCGTAACACGACATACCCGACGCGCGACGATCAGATACCCGCCCTGAACCGTTCGGAGCGCCATGATGTCGTCTGACCCTGCCCCCGACCAGCCGCGCCGCCCGGCGCGTCGCAAGCCGTGGCTGATCGGGCTCGCCGTCATCGCTGTGCTCGCCGCGGCGGCGACCGCGGGCACGCTGCTGCGGACCACCGGTGCCGCGGCGCCATCGGCCTCACCGGCGGCGTCGCCGACGTTCCCGCCGCCGTGGACGCCGACCGACCCGGGGCAGCGGTTCCTCCGGGACGTGCTCGACACGCCGGGGCTGAGCACGGACATGCCGCATAGCGAGATCATCGAGCTCGGGCGGCGCATGTGCGATGCGATCGGTACCCCTGGGGTCACTCGTGAGGTCCTCGTCGGGGCGATGGGGACGACGAAGTTCGGGCCACAGGTGGCCGAGGTTCTGGTGGCTGCTGCGGAGCGCTCGTACTGCCCGGAGAGGTCCTTCTCGACGGCTCCGGCGGTCGCGTGGACGCCGGAGCCGACCGCTGCGGCCGCGGCGGGTCCGCGGACGTCGGTCTCGGACGGAATCTACGAGGTCGGCCCAGACATGGCGCCGGGCAAGTACAAGACGCCGGGCCCGGGAGTGGGGGGCTCGTGCTACTTCGAGGTCTCGGACGGCAGCGGGAGCCTGTCGGGGATCGACCACAACGACAACATCTCCGGGCCCGGCGTCGTGACGTTGAAGAATGGGAAGTACTTCAAGACCAACGGCGGCTGCACCTGGTCGAAGGCCAGTTGACACGGAACAGCGCCCCTCGCCGTTGGGGGGAGCGGGTGAGGGGCGCTGTGCCCTGCTGGGGAGCGGACCGACTCAGGCTCTCAGACGCGGTTGGAGCGCTTGGCGTAGCCGGCCACGAACGCCAGCAGTGGCGGCACCAGCGCCAGCAGCAGCGTCTGTAGCCACGGCGGGAGCCCGCCCAGCAACGTCGGCTGGTCCTGCACCGCGTTGAGCAGCGCCACCCCCACGCTCGCGGCGAGCGTGACCAGCGTCGACGCCCACACCTTGGCCTCCACCACCGCCGGCGGGGCGTGGTCGGGGGCGTCGTCGCCCACCCAGGAATGCTCACCCATCTCGATCACCTCTCTTGGTTGTTGGACTGTGCGAGCCGCTGCGCGAGCAGCTCGACCACCCGGGCGGCGAGCGCGTCCAGATCCACCGGCGCCCCGCCGCCAGGCCCCGCCGGCGGCGTCGCCCGGTCTGTCTCCCGCGCCGTGAGCCGATCCACCTTCTGGTGCAGGCTGATCAAGTTCGGGTGGAGCTGGCGGGTCTCGACGTTGGCCCGGCGCAGGTAGTCGACGACCGTCAGCGTCTCGTCGGTGCCACCGGCCCAGGTGCGCCAGCCGGCGCGGCCGGTGGCGGGGTCGCCTTCGCCGGCGTACAGCTGGTGGTGCAGGGTGCGCACCAGCGCGAGCAGCTCGCCTTGCTCGGCGTCGGACAGGGCCATGAGCGGACCTCCTCGAGGGGCCGGGGATGGGTGGTGGGTGCCGAGCCGGTCGCGCCACTTCGCGAGCTTGGCCATGGCGTCGTCGGCGTAGCGCTCGGCTGCGGGCCCGCTGCCGTTGTAGCGGCGGAACCCGTCGCGCAGCCCGTGGCGGCCGATGTGCCCGGCCAGCACGGCGAACCCGACGCGCATGCTGACCAGCGGGTCCCAGCAGCCGCCGGCCCGGTCGGCCTGGTCCTGGTAGCCGGGCCAGGTCAGCTGGCACGGGCCCACACCCTGCGACCCGAGACGGCCGCGGTGCGGTTTCCAGGCGGTGTAGTTCTCGCGGGTGACCGGGCCACCCTTCTCGTAGTAGCCGCCGGTGGACACACTGTCGTGGCCCCACACGTTGCGGCCGCCCGCACTCTCTTTCTCCAGCAGCGTCGCCGCGGCCGCGAGCTCGAGACCGACCCCGGCGGCGATGGCGGCCACCTCGGGTGCGCGCAGGATGCCCCACGCCGCGAGGGAGTCGACGGCGCTCACCGCAGCCTCCGCGGTCGTCGGCGCGGGACCGGCACGGCGTAGGGCAGCAGCGGCGCCAGTGCCCGCCACAGCGCGAGCTCGTCGAGCGCGGCGCGCAGCGCGGTCTCCCGCCGCGTCCACTGCCGCTCGGCCTCGGCCAGCCAGCCGCCGGGGAACGCGGTCGGCTCGGCCGCGGTCATCCGAGCCAGCCCTGCGCGAGCGCCAGCACCAGCAGGGTGCACAGCGCGACGTACACGCTGGTGATCGGGTAGCAGCCCAGCATGCGTGCTGCCCGCGCGATCACGGTGCCTCCGGCTTCTGGTCCGGGCTCGGCTCCGGTTTCTGTCCGCCGAGGATCCGTGCCATCAGCCGGTCCCCCAGCACCGCACCCGGAAGCCCCATCATCGCCGCGGCCAGGCCGAGGATCGCCATCCTCGGCTCCGGTACCGCGACCGCCTCGTAGCCGGCCAGGGCCATCCCGCCGAGCACCAGCAGCGTCGCGTGCAGCCGCCCGTACCTCACCCGCATCCGACACCCACATCAGTCCTCCGAGGGTCGTTGGTCAGCCGACGAGCGCGAAGTCGATGTGCACCCAATTTCCGCCGTTCGGTTCGAGCGCGAGCGAGCCCCCGCTGTCCTGCCACGCCTCCAGCCGCACCGTGGTGCCCGCGGACAGCTGCCGGGTCGCCGACAGCGTTGTCGTGAACGGCAGCCCCGGGCCGGGGCCGCCGGCCTTGGCCAGGGTGGCGCCGCCCCCGGTGAACAGCTCGAAGGTGCGCTCGCTGGAGGCGGCGACGAACCGGGCCACAGCGGTGATCGCCCACAGCCCGCTCTGACCGAGGGTGAACTTGTGCCCGGACCCCTGTGTCGAGCGAGTGACCAGGGCGTGCGCGGCGGTCTCCACCCCGAACGCGACCACCGTGTCGGCGCCGGAGGGAATGGACTGGGCGGCGGTCGCGGCGTAGGACGCGTACGCGCTCGACCCGCCACCCCCGCCGCCGCCGCCGGACCCGCCGACCGCCACCCAGTCCGCGCCGGTGTAGATCAGCACACTGCCGGTGTCGGCCTCGCGGATCAGGAACCCCTCACCCACCCCGGTCGGGCGGGTCGAGCTCGTGCACGGGTAGGCGCGGGCCAGCCAGCCCTCAGTGTCCTCGGCCAGCTGCTGGGCGAGCTGCGGCCCGTTCGGGGCGTCCCCGAGCCCCGGATACCGCAGCCCGAACCGTGTCGTCGATCCCATCGGTGCCCTCCTTAGGTGGTCTGGTAGATGCGGCCGAGGATGATCGGGCCGGCGGCGGTGTTCGCGAGCAGCACGATTCCCACGGCGACCCCGGCGGGGTTGACCACGGGCAGGTTCTGCAGGATCACGGCGCCGCCGATGTTGACGGTGTTCTCGTAGGTGGTGGGGTTCCAGGCGGTGAGCCAGGCGCCCATGAGGGGGGCGACGGCGCCGTCGGGGGTGCGCGTGAGGAACAGCGCGGACAGGTCGTTAGCCATCGGTCACCCTGAAATTATCTATCCGCTGTAGACTGCATGCGTGGTTGAGCGATGGCGTCCTATCCCGGGATACAAGGACCGATACGAAGTCAGCTCGAAAGGCCGAGTGCGCAGTCTCGGCTTCTACTCGGGCAATCGGTGGGGAACCCGGACCTGGCGGCCAGGACGGATACTCAAAGGTGCAACGATCATCCCTCACGGGTACATCGGGGTGACCCTCGTCGGCGACGACAACGTGCACACCACCGCGAAGGTTCACCGCCTCGTCCTGCTGGCCTTCGTAGGTGAGCCGCCAGATGACAAACCGAACGCCCTTCACCGCGACGACGACCCAGCGAACAACTGCGTCGAGAATCTGTACTGGGGCACACGCTCGGAGAACACTGACGATTCGGTGCGCAATGGCTCGCATGTCCAAGCGCGCAAGGCGACGTGTGCCCTCGGGCACGACCTGGTGGCACCTAACCTCGTGCCGTCCACGACGAAAGCCGGGGGCCGGAGCTGCCTGGCCTGCAAGATGGCGATGGCGAACCACCTGCATGACCAGAGGCTGCGAGCGCAGGGACGGCAACGCACACGGTTCAACCGGGGGAAGGACGGTTTCCAGCGCCGAGCCGGTGAGGCGTGGGAAGACGAAGCACACCGCCGGTATCGCCACATCATGGGCGTTCATGCGTTCGGCCGATTGTAGATCCGTACCCACATGGCCTCCATCTTGGCGGGGTTGAAACCGTTCGGATAGAACGCATCGAGCTGGAAAGTGAGGTGCATGGGTCCGGGGGCTTCGGCGACCCGCCCGGAGAACTCGAAAAAGTATTCGCCATCAATCCAGCTCTTCAATGTGCGCGCCGACGGATTCCACTCGAACGCGTAATTATGCCAATTCTGGATATCCATTGGTTTGGAGGCGTACTCTTGCACGATCGGCTGATGGTTCGGATAGTGCAGATACGCCTCCGCCTTACCGGAATCACAGTTTGTCTCAAAGAAGTCGTACTCCGCCCCGGCCGGCCACTCGTCCGACGTCGGCCACGTAATCAGGACCGGGTGGTAGCGGTTACCGCCCGCACCCGGATCAATCGAATACGTGCGCATCCGCACCTCGATGCGGCAGCCGTACTCGTCGCGGCGGAACGCCATCCCACCGGTATCCCCGCCCGCGTTCCCGTAGCAGGTCAAGATGCCGTTAGCGACCGAAAACGCCGACGGCGTACGGCGACCATTCCCCGCGTGCCCCGGCCCGTCATACATCACCCACTTCGCCGAGCTCGGCGCGCCGGTGTACTGGAACTCGTCACCATCGACAACCGGGCCCCAGCCCAGAATCGCCGCGGCCTGCGTGCCGTCCTCCGGCCCACCCGGACCCGGGTCCGGGTTACCGGGGTTACCCGGATCACCGGGGTCCGGGTCCGGCGTCGGCGTCGGGTCAGGCTGCGTCTCGATCGACCCCACCGGATTCAGCTGACGGGTCACCACCTCGAGCGGGGCGTCCCCGACGAGCGGCACGGTCAGGTTGTCGATGACGTGCCGCTCCAGCGTGGTCCCGATCGCCGCGTCCACAACGTCGAGAGGCCGCAACGCCGGGTGCGGCACGCTCCAGACGGAGACGTTGGAGGGGAGCCCGGTGTAGCGGGCCAGCACGGTCGCGGCGGCTTGCTCGACCGCCTCAGCCGTCTTGAGCACCGGTGACGCGTAGTAGCGGGGGGCGGCCCCGAACTTCCCGGACCAGAACAGCGGGCTGTTGCGGTCGTTGTTGTACGCCAGCTGATAGCCGGTCGGGTGCGCAGAGTCCGACCCGTACGCCGACACGATGTTGTACACGCCCTCGCGGGACACCGACCGCGACGCGCGGACCAGGGTGCCGGTGCGGCCGGTGCGCAGCGTGTACACCGCCTGCTCGGACGGGTCGCGGTCCCGCGGGGTCACCCACAGCTCCCCGGCCTCGTCGAAGATCAGCACGCAGCCTTTCCCGGCGGCGAGCTTCGCCAGGAACTCGTAGGTGGAGTCCTCGACGACCTGCCCGGCCGGGACGATCGTCGTGTCCGGGTCGTAGCCCTGCCAGTGGATCGGGACCGAGTGGTAGATGTACATTCCGTAGCCCTCCTGCGAGGGCTGCCCGGACACGGCGGGGTCGCCGTTGACGAGCCGGTGGAAGATCACCCGATGCGACAGGCCACCGGCCGGGACCTGGTAGGGGTACAGCACCCGGTTCTGTTGCATCTGCTTGATCCGGTCCGAGCAGGTGACGCGGATCGGCCCCCACGGGGCGTCGTCCTGGACGACCTCGTCGATGCGGTAGTAGCCGAGCGGCACGAGCTCGCGGGTGCCGTCACCGAAGTCGATGCCGCGCTCGACGAACAGCTCGTTGCCGTAGGGCTGGCACAGCTCCCAGTAGTCACCGGGCACGGTCACGCTCAGTGTGGCTTTGACGTCCGATGTGGAGCCGAGCTTGACGTCCCCGCCGAGCAGCGGCAGCTCGATGCCGCCGGTCGGGGTCGTCCCGAACTGCGTGTCGGTGAGGACCTGCACCCGGGACACGGCACGGTGCGAGCCGGTGACGACCTCGGCGAACCGCGCGGACACCTCGTACATCTACTGGATCTCCTGCCAGGTCCCGGCCGCGTCGAGCAGCTCCTGCCAGGTGCCGTACTGGGCTAGCACCGTCTCCCAGGTAGTCGAGGCGCCGACCACGGACGGGGGCGGGGCGGTCACCTCGGTCAGCGGGATCCGCCACTGCGCCGCCGCCGACCGTGGGGTCGGAGGCGCCCACTCGTACTCGCCGACCGCGGCGTACATGCTCGGCAGCGGCGTGCCCGAGCAGGTGTGCAGAAAGATCGGATGCCCTTGGCTCAGCGCCGCGTCCAGCCGCTCCGTGTCGTCGATATCGCCGGTGCGGACCTGGATCTCTACCCGACGCGACGAGTGCACATCGGTCACGACGACCGGCGGGATCCGCCCCTTGACGTCGTAGGTTGCGTTGCGGGCCGCCCGCGTGATCGGCGACCACCCCGTCAAGGTGATCTTCCGGTTCAGGTACGGGGCGGCGATGAACTTGATCCACGCGTGCGCCGGGTCCCCAGACCGAATCACCTGCGCCGTCGCGGTCACCACATCCGCCGCGCCCTCCGGCGACGACAACCCCACGATCCGGTACGTCATCGGGACACCAGCGGTGTACTCGTAGTCGTCCACCGGGCGGGCCATCCGCCCACCGGACACGCTGACCTTCCCGCCCCGCACCTGCGTCCACACCGTCGACCCGGCCGGGCGGGAGTACACGACCGCGCAGATCGTCCCGGCCGGGAACCCGATCGCCTCCACCCTGATCCGGCCGTGGTCGTCGTCGTAGCCGGAAGCGACGATCAGCCCGGACTCGCCCCACGAGATCGGGTCGTCCCGGGTGCCCGAGCCGGTAGCCGCCCCGGTCTCGCCCCAGGTCGCGGTGTCTTGCCCGGTCGGGCCCGGCTGTGTGGCGGTCTGGTCCCCGCTGTCCGCCCACCCCCAGCTGTCGTCGCCGGTGATCAGATAGGAGCGTGAGTTGCCGGGGGTGCCCTCCCACGTCGCGCGCGGGCTGTCCCCGTCAAAGTAGTCGTGCAGCGTCGACCCGAGCGTGATCATCGAGGCCGTGTACTGCGCCTCACCGTCCCCCCCGGCGACGACCAGCACCGCGCGGGTCGCCCCCGCAGGGGGCACCGCCGCACCCGCACCGACCCCCGTATTGACGCGGGTCGTCGACCCAGCCGACAGCGTGTACGGCACAAACGACGACGACGACAGATAGCTACTGTCGTCGTACCAGTCGAACCCGACCGTCACCGTGCTTGCGGCAACCGCCCGAATATGCACCGACCCGACGTAGTAGCTGTCCGCGACAATCGGGATCTGATTCGCGCAGATCACATCCCCGGCCGCGGTCCCCGCGAACCCCGTAGTACGCGGCAGCGACGCATGCGCCGAGGTCGTGCGACCCCACCCAGCCTCACCGAACCACCCCGCCGCGTTGACCTTGCACGCCGGGTTCTCGACGAGATTGATCAGGGTGCCCATGAGTCAGCTCAGCTCGCCGTCACCGTGATCGTGAGCGTCCACTGCAACGAGCTGGTCTTGGTCCCGAACGACTGCACGAACCGGTTCACCAGCGTCGCCCCGGCCGCGGCGTTCGCCAGCCCCGCTTCCTCCCAATCGAAATTCGCTTCGCTCGTATCGAAAGTCGCCCAGAAAAACGCCTGATTCCCCGACACCGTCGGCGCAGCGTCGACCAGCTTGCGGAACTTGTTGGTGCCCTGCAGATCGGTCTGCCCGGCCGCCGCAGCGGCCGTGCCGTCCCCGACGCACACCCGCGCGTTCGTCTCGTCCAGCGCCGTCCCAGCGATCCCACACAACCGGTTCAGCAGCAGCGTCGCCCCCGCCGTCAACAACAGGTTGTCACCCTCGAGCACCTCGTACGGGGTGGCGCGGCGCAGGTCGTCATCGGCCCAGTACTTGGCGACCGTGGCGCGGCCGCGCCACCGGACCGCCCCGCCCAGCTCGGCGGCGCCCGTGATGGCGGCGGTCTCCGCCACCGTGGCCTGCTCGATCGTCACCGTGTCCTCCTGTCCTAGTAGCCGACGCCGGCGCCGGCGCCGACGGTGCGCCGGGTTTCGCGGTCACGCCGGTCCAGCTCTTCGCGGATGACCGCGCGGATCGGCTGCCCATCCAAGATCACTGTGATGTTGGTGCCGCCGACCGTGACCCGCGGCGCGGCGCCCGAGCTGGCGGCGGCACCGATCCGGCTGGCCAGGAAGTCCGGCAGGTTGAGCCCACCGGCGGCCATCGGGGCGATCCGCATGCCCATCCGTCTGGCGGCTTCGGCGAGGATCGACAGGGAGCGGGCGGAGCGGTCCAAGGGGATGAACGCTTCGGGGACACGCATGTTGTCGCCGATGATCCGCCAGGTGTTGCGGGGGACGACGTCGGCGCGTGAGCCGGACATGGGGCGCAGCCGGTGGCCGTTGAAGTACTTGAGCATGCCACCGGACGCCATCGGCGCCAGCACCCCGCCCATCGCCTGCGGACGGGGCGCGGACCCACCCGGGCGGCGGCCCTCGTCGATGTACTTGATCGTCCACACGGTGGTGCCGGTGCGCGGGATGTTGTCGATCGCCGGAGTGACCAGGTCCCGAGGGTCCAAGGTGATCGTCGCGTGCTGCCGGTCGCCGTACTGCACCGTGCCGTTGATCTTCCCCGTGGCGGGGTCCGGGTTCGCGTCCAGCACCATCGTTCCGGTCGATCCGTCCGCGAACTTCACCGACTGCACGATCTTCCCGTTCACCAGCCGAGGGTCCCCGTCGATCGCCACCGTGCCCGTCGACCCGTCCGCGTAGGCGATCTCGGCAGTGATCTTCCCGTGCGCGGCGGCCGTGTCCGCGTCGATCGGGACCACACCCTTCGACGCTCCCGCCCGGTTCAGCAGCGTGGCCAGCGCGCCACCGGCCGGTTCGGTGTTCCCGTCGATCGGCACAGTGCCAACCGACTCGTCGATCAGTCGCAGCACATAGGCGAGCGCGTCCTGCACCGGGACGGTCTTGCCCTCAATGAGCACCGACTCTTTCCCGGCGGCGATCTCCGAGAGGATATGCCGCAGGGCGAACCCGGCCCCGTTCGAGTTGCCATTGATGTTCACCTCCGGAGCAGCCGAGTTCACCTGCGTAATGAACCGGTCCAAATCGCCCTGCGCGGCCGTGCCATCGGCCTGCAACTTAATCGGATCCGGATGGTTCCCATTAATGTTGTTGACGATCCGCTGCCATTCCCAGCCGATCTCGTCGAAAATCCCGCCGATATCGCCGGACGCGATCTGCCCCGCGGCCTCCACGAAATCGTGTAGCTGATCACCCCAGTAGCTCAGGTTGTCGGCGTTCCCCCCGGCGGCGGCAAGGTTGACCTTGTCCATCTCGACCGCGACCGCCGCGACCGCCGCCGCCGCACCAAGCCCCTTCAACCCGCCCAGCTTGGTCCTCAAGGTCCCGGTCTTCTTCGCCGCACCATCCGCGGACCGGCCCAGCCCGTCGATCGCCGACGTCGCCCCACCCAGCCAGCCCGCCACCGACTGCGCCACCTTGAGCGCCTTCAACCCGCCGGCGTAGGCGACCAGCAGCGGCACCACCGCCGCCACGACTTCCTTATGCTCCGACAGGAACCCCGCCAGGCCCTGCAGCAGCGGCCCGACGACCTGCAACGCAGACACCAACGTCCCGCCGAACGCCTTCGCCGCCGCCTGCGCCGCCGGCGCCAGCTCGACGATCAGCGGCCCCGCCTCCCGCAGCGCCGCCATCAGCACATCCCGGGTCACATCCCCGGCGACCTTGAGGGTCTCCCCGAGCGCCTTGAGCGCCTCCTGACCCTCCACGGACTTGAAGAAGTCTTCGACGGCCTGCGTCGTGGTGACCATGCCGTCGAGGAAGTCACCCTGCCCCGACGACAGCCCGGAGAACACGGTGCCCCCGATCGAGCCGAGGTTCCCCAGCACGGTGCCGAACTTCTTGGCCGACTCCGCCCCCTGGTCGATCAGCTGCGAGATCCGGCCGGACTCCACCCCGGCATCCACCCACCGCTTGAACTTCCCGGTGACCGAATCCACAGCCGACCCGAGCCGACCCAGCTTGGACGCACCCACACCGCCGAGCCCGAGCAACCCGGACAGCACATTCCCCAGCGCCGGCCGCATCTCCCGCAGCAGATCCTGCGTGCCGCCGAGAACCTCGTTGACGTCGTTCACCGCAGACGGCGCCATCAGCGCCTTCGCCGCCGACCGGCCCATCGCGTTCATCTCGCCCGCGACCCCGGACATCCCGGTCTTCAGGATCGGCAGGTAGGTGCCGCCGAGCTCACCGACGTCGTCGGCGAACCCGGCGAAAAACCGGCCCTGCACCTCCTGCCGCAGCGCGGTCGCCTCCGGCCGCAGCGCCTGGAACGCCCGCGCGGTTTCCTGCGCGGCCGGCGCCAGATCGGCGATCGCCTCCGCGAACTTGGCCGGGTCGTCCATGCTGGACAGGGCGTCGCCGAACCCGGCGGTGGCCACCTTGAGCGTCGCCAGAGCGGCGCCACCGGCGAGCGCGGCACCGGGCACCGCGAGCAGCGCCCCCGACATGGACACGATCGCCCCGGTCAACCCGACCAGCGCGTTGACCCCGCCACCGGCGGCACCCAGCAGCGCGATGCCCTTCGCCGCCCCGACGAACGCCTTGGACAGAGACCTGTCGAGCCCCTCGCTCTTCGCCCGGAAGGCCTCGAGGTCGGCCTGTGCCTTGCGCGCCGCCCGGGACAGGCCGTCGACACTGCCGTCAAAACCTCACCCGGATAGTCCGGGATGCGCTAGCCACAGCTGTTCACCTCCTCACCATGCGCGAGGTCGTGCAGCTTGTGGCACGACTTGCACATGGGCCGGTAGCGAGCGACGTCCAGGCTGTAGAGCAGCCCGGTCCGCTCGTCGGTCTTCGGCTTCGGGTCGGTGTAGTCGTAGGCCCAGTCGGCGGCCTTGCTGCCGCACGTCACACACGGGGACTCGCACGCCTTGCCGCGCTCGCGAGCGATGCGCTGGTGCAGCAGCGAGTAGGAAGCCTCATCGCCGACCCACAGCGGATGCGCCTTACCGATCCGCTGACTGGCCGGGTTGTCCTCTCCGCGGACGTAGCCGAGCTTCTGCGGGTCGCCCTGCACCTTCCATCGGACGTAGTACTTGTAGCACCAGCCCCGGGCGCCACTGCGCCCAACGGGCCGGTCGCAGCCCACCGCCTGACACGGTCGATCCGTGCGCGTCGGGCCGAGCACCGGGCCGGTGGCGTACGGCGACCCGTGACGTCGCAGCGCCGAGTAATGGGTCCTGCAGTAGCTCTGCGCCTCGTGGACCAGGTCGCAGCCAGGAATAGAGCAGACGCGGGTAGCCTTCATGGCTAGCCCCCTCTCGCCGAGATCGAGTAGGTGGGTCAGGGGCCGGGTGAGCGTTGGCGCGCTCCCCGGTCCCGCCTCATCCTCCCATGTGGATGCGTTGGCCATCAGCCGGACCCCCACTTGCGGATGACCGAATCGGCGATCTCGTTCCAGGTGCGGTCGATCCGGTCCTGTTCACCCTCGATCGCCGTAAAGAACCAATAGCTATGCGCGCCCTGATGCGGCCGGTACTGCCGACCCGCCGACCCCCGATACCGTCGCCGCGCATACCAACCCGAACGGCGGTTCATCCCGAACTCCGACCCGAAGATCACACCCGACGACCGCTTCGTGCCACCGGCCTTGACCACCGGCACCCGATCCCGAACCGCCTTCACCGAGCTGGCCGCCCGCGCCGACTGCGCCGTGTCACCCATCCCGGACGCACGCGCCACCGCGGCCAACGACTGCGCGAGCACCATCGTCCGGTCCCGCAACTCGGCGGACGCATCCTTGGGCAGCTCACGGAACGCGCGGAGGGTGTCGCGGACCCCGGTGATCCGAACATTGATCGTCAACCCGCCGGCCATCCGCGCACCCCTCTCTCAGCCGCTCATCTGCGGACCGTCGTCGGCCCGCCGCCCGTCGTTGCTGCCGTCCAGCAGCTCGTACGCCGTCGCGATCACCCGCGCCCCCTCCGCCGCCCACACCGACGGCGGGATGCCGGTACGGACGGCAAGAGCCACCACCGACCGGCTCAGGGAGCCGGCTGGGTAGGGTCCGCCGCGTCCGCCGCCTCGTCGAACCGGGTCAGCTCGCATGTCGCCTCGAACTCCGCTTGGGTGCCGGTGAACAGCCGTTGCCGCGACGCCGCGGCGTACGCGAGCTGGTAGAACGCGGTCAGGGTCGGCGCGGCGAGCACCGCGCCCACCGACCGACCCGGCCCGGCCTTCTCCCACGCCAGCACGTCCCGCGACCCCGCGACCACACTGAACGGCTCACCCGAGTCCGGGACCACCCGAAAGTTGAACACCGCGACCCCTCAGATCCTGATCACAGCGCGCGTCACATCAGTGACCGCCGAGTAGTCGACCAGCGCCCGACCGGCCCCCTCCGCCGCGTCCGCGGGCTGCGCGAACGTCCGCGACGGCAACGGCCCAATCAGCCGATGAGCCCCAGCGGGCACCGTCACCGCCAGGTCGGCGAGCGCGAGCCCGTCCTGCGTCACCGGGGTCTGCACGGTCACCGTCACCGCCGCGACGCCGGCGTTGTCCACCCACACCGCGACCGCGCCGACGTCGACGATGTCCCCGTCGATCGTCGGGGCGGTCAGCGGCGGCGCCACCCCCGCCCGGGTGATCGGCTGCGTCGTCACATCCACACGTGCCATTACTCAGTCTCCGATCAGGGTCGGGAGTAGACGGGCTTACCGACACAGGGCAGGGTGACCTCGGTCTGCTCCGTGGTGCGGACCTCACCGCCGACGCTCGGGGCCTTGACCGTCACCGTGCCGGTCCACCGCACGTGCTCAGCCGGGATGTCCGGGTGGTGGTCCAGCTGAAACGCGACGTCCTGCCCGTCCTGCAACGTCAGGAAGTCAGAGATTCCACCTGAGCGCCAGTCGCTGTAGAACGTCAGCTCGAGCGACCAGTCCGGGTCGGTCTCCTCACGGAACTCGCCGTCCGGGCAGTAGGTGTACCGCTTCTCGCCGTCCTCCGAGTTGTTCACCATCTGCCAGGACACGACCTGGCACTGGTACTCGACACCGCCCAGATCAAATGTGATCTGCTTGAGCTTGCGGTTATGCGCAACCATTTACAAACTCGTTTCTATCTGCAATTCGTAACAAGGCAATTCGGTGGTGCCGGTCGACCACACCCCCGGATCGGCGCGGATCACCACCGCATCCGGCACCGTGTCGACCGCCGCCGCTACCAGCGGCGCCAGATCCCACAGCCGGGGCAGCGCCCGCTCGTCCGCCGCGACCACGACCGCGACCAGCCACCGCGCCGACACCGGGTCGGCACACGGACCACCCCACGTGAGCGCCGGCGGCCCGAGCACCACCCCGGGCGGGTCGATCACCGCGCCGAGGTCGGTGTAGACCCGCACCCCCGGCACGGTGCCCAGCGCGCTGGCCAGCTCGGCCGCGGCGTCCGCGACCGCGCCCATCAGGCGATCACCGGGGACCGGTAGCGGCCGATACGCAGCAGCCGCTCGATGTCCGGATCGAACGACGGCACCCGGGCGGCGCCGAGCTCGGCCATCGCCACCAGCCCATCCGGTGAGCGGCGGCGGGTGTGCCAGCGCCCGGCCAGCCGCAGCGTGCCGGTCACCAGGTCCGCATCCGGCTCCGGCAGCGTCGAGCCCAGGTCCCCGGCGAAGTCGAACCCGCCCGCGTGGACCCGCTGCACGAACACGACCGCGGCGTCCAGCATGGACGTCAACCGGGCGTCGTCGCGGGTGTCGGCCTCGTCGATGCCCAGGTCGCCCTTCAGCGCGGTCAGCGTCGGGGGCCAGGCCATCACGCACCGTCCTTCCGGGCGTGCCGGGCCCGCCGCCCGCCGCCGGACCCGACCGGCCGTGGCGCAGCGGTGAGCCCGAACGCCTCGAGCACCCGCAGCACCTCGGCCAGCGCGGCCCGCGCCTCGGTATCGACGACCTCGCCGCCGGCCGGGGCCGAGACGGCCGGCTGCGTGCCGACCGGCTCGACTCCCACACCCAGCGCCGCGGTGTGCAGATGCCTCCACGGAGGGGCCATCGCCATCAGACCGCCGCGGTGATGACGTTGCGCTTCACCGAGTCCCCGCTGTACTTCACGTGGACCGCCGAGTAGCCCCAGATCCCCACCTCGATCGAATGGGGGCCTGACTTCTCCTCGTAGCGGAACCGCATCAGCGCCGACTCGAACAGCAGCGTGTCCGCCGCGCGGGCGGCCAGGATGCTCTCCGGGTACTGCGTGACCCCGTCCGAGGCGATCACCCCGAGCCCGTGGATCCGCCCGTCCACCGCGACGCTGCCGGTGCCGACCACGTTCATCGGGCCGGCCGAGTCCATCGGCATCAGCGGCCGACCCGCGGAGTCCTTGAGCTTGAGCAGCTCGCCGTAGCGGGCCACCGACAGCACCAGGATGTCGGCGGGCAGCTTGCGGGCGTTGCGGACCGCGATGGCCAGGTCGATCAGGTCATCGGAGACCGCGAGGTTGCCCGCGGCGGTGTCCCACGCGGCCTCGTTGGCGTAGGTCGTGACCGCCGTCCCGGCCGCGGTGACCATCGCCGCGACCACCTTGGCCTCGATCTTCTGGTTGTACACCGACAGCAGGTCGCCGTAGATCAGCCCGTCGATCGCCGGGTTGGCCATGTCCAGCATCTGCCGGGAGAAGACCTGCGCCCCGGTGGTCGGCTTCGGGGTGACCGTGACCGTGTCGCTGTCGTAGGCGTCGGTCGACGTCGGCGCGGTGTTCTCCGACGCCTGCTCGGCGACGATCGTGTCGGTACCCGCGGTCTGCCGTGGCAGGGTCAGCGGCCGCGGGTCGTCCCCGAGCGGCACCTGCCGCACCGCCCCGGATGCGCGGCGGCCCTGCCGGGCGATGGTCTGGTACTCCTCCACCAGCCAGTGTGGCGCGACCAGCCCGACACCCTCGTTCGGGGTGTCGAGCGCCCGGTGATGCTCGGCGAGCCGCCGCGAGGCGTCCTGGTAGCCCTGCTTCGCCCGGAACATGTCGCCGAAGAAGCTGTGCTCGCCGCCCTTGCGGTAGTGCCCGGGGTCGCGGTCGCGGGTCTGCGCGGTGCCGGTCAGCGCCTCGGCGCCACCCGACCGCGTCTCGCCGCCAGCTGCGCGGGTGTGGTCCCCGGTCGCCTCCGGCGGCGGGCCGTCACCGGCCGCGGCGATCTCCGCCGCCGCCACACCGACCTTCGCCGAGCGGCGCTCGAAGTCCGCCAGGGACTCGATCTCGCCGGCCAGCTTCTCCGCGTCCGCCGCCCGCGTCCGGATCGTGCCCAGCTCGTCCTCGGTGAGGTCCCGGTTCTCGGCCACGGCGAGCGCCTGCAGGCCCTCGATCTCGGTCCGGATCTCCTGATACTGCTCGCGCTTGCGCACGAGATAGGGGGATGCCACGACGTGTGCTCCCAAGTCGATAGGTGTGTAGGTCCACCTAGAGACCGGGGTGTCGCCCGCCTACCGTGTCCGGGTGCCCGCATCACGGGGGAGCGGCGGGGGTGCGGACCTCGGGGCCGAGGGGCCGGCATTGGTGTATCGCCTGCGGATGCTAGCCGATCACGACGACGAGAGCACGGGGAGCCGCCCGAGGATCTGCGCGCACTCCGCCAGCCCCACCCGCTCGACCGCGTCACCGTCGCCCGCGGCCGCGCGCACGCCGGCGATCGTGGCGTGCTCGCCGTAGGCGCCCTCGTCCACCACGGACACCTCCCGCAGGTCCGCGGTCACCCGTTCGATCGTGCCGTCGGGCAGACGCCGGTTCTGCCGCTCCCGGAACCCGATCGACAGGTCCGTCAGCGCGCCACCCTCGATCAACGCCAGCGTGTCGTCGCCCGCCGCGGTGCGCGCCACCTGCCACGCACCCCACAGGCCCGCGGCGTCCTCCCGCAGCTCGAGCGTGCGCCCGATCAGCTGCCAGTGATCTCGCCGGAACCTGACCCGGTGCGCGGCCGCGATCTGGTGCGCGAACGCCCCGGGCGCGAACTGCTCGACGAGGTCGGCGTCGATGCGCATCGCCACGCCGTAGGGCACCGCGATGCCCTCCACGATGCGACCGTCGCCACCCTGCGCTGGAGAGCGGATCTCCAGCGCGGCGTTGAACATCCGACGCAGCTCGGTCACGGTTGACCCTCCTCAACAGACCCGGCCGGCGGCGGCCCGGCCGTCGGCGCCCGGAACACGTGCTCGGCCCATTGCTCATCCAGGCCCGGGATCGGCGCCCAGTCCTCCAACGCGCGGGCCTCGTTGGGCTGCAGGAAGCCCTCGCGGATCCCGATGGCGTGCGCCTTGTAGCGGCCCAGCGTGTCCGCGCGCAGCAGCCCGTCCAGCGCGGCCTTCACCCACATCCCGGCCGGCAGGTGCGCGGACAGGGTCTGCTCGAACCGCTCGAAGTGCTCCTGCAGCGAGAACCGGACCAGGTTGATGCCCTCTTGCTCGATATTCGCGTACACCCGGGAGGCCTGCGCGGCGCCGAGCCAGGACGGGTCCAGCCCGAAGATCAGCGCGATCTCGTGCAGGCTGAACTTGCGCGCCTCCAACAGCTGCGTCTCGGTCGGGTTCCAGGCGATCGGCTCGACGTCCGTCGACGGATTGAGCACCACGGGCACTCTGGTGCGCACGCTGGCCATCCACTTGGCCTTGAGCTCGTCGGCCTCGACCTGTGTCAGGTCCGGGTTCTCGCTCTTGATCTTCACGCTCGGCACCGCGTGCTCGGAGACGCCCCGCGCCTGCTTGTCCAGCTCGACCGACAGCCCCAGCGCGCCCGCCAGATGCGCCTCCAGGATCCCCATGCCGCGCAGCGCACCCGGCTCGCACAGCCCCTTGACGTGGATGACGTCCCGCGTCGAGCGCCACCGGCCACCGATCCAGTACACGATCTCGCCGACCGGGAAGTCCGCCGCCTGGTTGTCCGACTGGCCGATCCGGCGGACGAACACCGACCGGGCCGGAACCGGCACCACCGCCGTCGGCGCCCGGTCGCGGCCCCGGTCGACGATCAGCCCGAGCGCGTTGCCGTGCCACAGCAGATCCAGATGCCACGACGAGAACGTTGTCACCCGCACGTCCGGGGGTGCCGGCTGCTCGACCAGCGCCGGGCTCGGCCTCACCCGCTGCGCGCGGCCGCCGCGGTCCTGGTAGGCGTGCCAGGGCACCCCGCCGAGGATCCCGGCCTGCAGCCGCGCGGCCCGCCACGCACCCGGGATCGACATGCCGCCCCGGTAGCTGTCCTGCGCCCAGTCCGCGTACATCCCCGGGCCACCGTCGGTGACCACCGTGTACGTCGCGGTCTGGCCAGTCTTGGTGTCGGTGGCCTCGTAGACCAAGTTGCGGTGGAACAGCGCCCCCAGCCCCATCAGCTACCCCCGGGGAGCCCGCGCAGCGCCCAGCGCAGCACCGTCCGATACACCCGGCACCGCCAATGACGGCACGGCCTCGGCGGCGGCCCCTCCAGGCCCTCCAGCGCGTCGGCCAGGCCCTCGACCACCTCACCCAGCCACGCGGACTCCGCCTCGCTCAGCCGGGTGCCCTCCGGGATGTCGACCCAGATCCGGTCATAGCGGCCCATCAGGTCCCCTTCCCCGGCCGCGGCAAGCCATGGCCGGCCTCCAACAGCACCCCGACCAACAGCAGCACCAGCCCACTGATCGTCAGCGCCAGCGGCCACGCCAGCGCGGCGAACAGCCCGCCCAGCACCGCGGCCACCCCGACGGCCTGGCACACCGCCCACAACCGCACCCGATCCACCAGCGCCCCCCTCAGAAGATCCTCGATCGCGGGATCACCACCGGCTCCGGCACCGTCCGCGCCAGATGCACCGCCCCGGCGACGGCATAGACGGCGTCCACGTGGCCGGCGCCGCGGCGCGCGAACCGCCACCCGTCCCCGGTGTGCAGCCGCTGCGCCCCCGCCACGTGCGCATCCAGCAGCGGATCAGCGGGATGCAGAATCCGCCGCGCCTGCACGAGGTCGGCCAGGCCCTGGCACGCCTCGTGCACCTGCTGGCCCTTGATCTCGACCGCGCCGAGCGCGCGCAGCTCCGGGGCGAGCGCCGCGGCCGGCCCCGCCGGGAGCCAGCCGACCGCGGCCGGCCCGATCCGCGCCAGCAGCTCGGCCAGCTCCCGCCGCGCGTCCTCGGTGGACGACCACGCCCCGAAGATCTCCACCCGGACCCGGCCGTCGTCGAGCAGTGCCGCCCCGCCGAGGGTGACGTGCGCACCGTCCGGGGCCACGTCCACCACCGCCGCCACCCTCGCCCGCACCGCGGCGAGCGACCCGGCCGGGTCCGCACCCGCCTTCCACCCGGCCGCGTCCAACGCCGAGTCGAGCGCGTCGACGTGCTGGCACAGCACCTCGGTCCGGAACACCTCCGCCGGGTCGGTGGCCAGCGACGTCCGCACCGACGCCGCCGACAGGGTGCGCCCCAGCGCCGGGTTCGCCGCCGCCCACCCGTCCACGTCGTCGAGCTCACAGCCGTCCGGCGCCGACCACTCGAACAGCCCGAGCGTCGGCTCGGTCTCGGCGAGCGCCGCCGACCGCAGCGTGTTCAGCACCACCGACTGGTCCGAGCCGGCGTTGGAAATCCCCACGATCAGCCCGTTCGGGCGCGCGCTGGTGGTTTTCGACAGCGCCGCCCACGCCCCGGTGTCCCGCTGCGCCCGCAGCTCGTCGAGCACCAGCAGGTCCACGCTCAGGCCGCGGCCGGCCTCATCGGTCGCCGCGGTGATCCGGTACCGGGCCCCGTTGGTCAGGGTCAGGCAGATCTCGCCGTTGGCCCGCCGCACGTTCTCCACCTCGGCGGCCAGCTCGTCGTTGCCGCGCGCGAGCGCCACCGCACCCGCCCACGACTCGCGGGCGATATCCAGGCTCTGCGCGGCCCCGAGCACGAGCTCGGCGCGGCCCATGTACATCGCCCACAGCGCGACGATCTTCAGCAGGGTGGTCTTCCCGTTCTGCCGGGCGATCAACGTCAGGAGCGTGCGGAACCGGTAGCCCCCCTCGGGGCGCAGCTCGAGCGCGTGGATGAGCCACCAGCGCTGCCACGGCAGCAGCTGCACGCCCAGGACCTCGGCGGCGAACTCGATGGCCTCGAACCCGAGCGAGGTGGCGGGGGTGAGCGCGCAGCCGCAGCCGCACGGACCGGGCGGTCCGGTCACGAGCGGGCGGGTCCACAGCCGCGGCTCGGTCCGCCCGAGAATCTGCGCCGGCCGCTCCAGCATCACCGTCACGGCCGCTCCGCCTCTGCCAGAACCCACAGCAGCGAGCCCGACAGCGACAGCAGGAGGGCCAGCCAGCCGAACCGATCCGGGCCCACGATCAGCGCGGCCACCAGCAGCGCGGCCATCGCGAACGGCACGCCGTACCAGATCCGCTCGCCGACGCTCGGCACGCTACGGCCCGTCACGTGGTCCGCCACAGTTCCCAGGCCAGCGCGCACAGCACTGCGACCGCACCGGTCAACGTGGCGAGCGCGGCAAGAGCGAGCAGCATCGCGGTCACGATGCTGCCGCCATCCCGGCCAGTCGGGTCGCGATGACCTCGCAGTACCGTTCCTCGATCTCCACGCCGATCGCGCGGCGGCCTAGCTGCCGCGCCGCCAGCAAGGTGCTCCCCAGCGCCCGCGAACGGATCGGCGATCACTCCGGGCGGGCACTTTTCGAGCAGCTCGGCGAGCAACGACACGGGCTTCTCGGTGGGGTGGTGGCGGGTGCCTCGCCCGCGCTGGCCAACCGTGCCCGCGATCGCGAGGTGGCGCAGCACCGACGTTCCCCGACGCCCGGTGAACCCGTGGCCCAGGACGTAGATCTCCTCGGTGTTGGGCTTCCACGGGATCCGCAGGTCGCCCATCCCGACGTGCCCACCCTTCTCCCAGGTGAGCAGGGCGCGCGTCAGCGCGGGGCGAGGCGCGCGCCAGTGCCCGAACACCAGTGCGGGCCGCTCACCCCACAGCGCGAGCGCGGCGTCCCGGGCCAGCGTGGACCGGTCGCCCGCGACCCGGCTCTCACCGAATGCGCCCCGCATGCCAGACCGAAACCTCACCCCGTACGGCGGGTCGGTCACGAGCACGTCAGCGGCGCGCCAGTCCAGAATCTCGCGGCAGTCCCCGAGGTAGAGGGTCACCAGGGCATCGGCGTAGTACGGTGCCGCGCTCACGACGCCGCCGCCCGCAGCCCGCGCAGCTTCCCCGCGCCCGCCCCCGAGTCGGCCCGCGACGGCCGCGAGCGCGGGGTGGCCTGCAGCTCCACCAGCGCCGCATGCAACCGCGCGCCGAGCCGGTCCAGGGTGTCCCGCTCGGCGAGCTTGGTCTTCAGCGCGGCGATCAGCTCCATGAGCGCCTCGTCGCCGTCCCGTTCGGCCAGCCGCAGCGCCTTGTCCGCCTGCGCGGCCGCGGCCCCGGCACGGTCGATCTGCGTTGCGTACAGCCGGGCCAGGTGCGCCACCGCGGCGTCGGCCTCACCGAGGTCCAGCGCGGCCAGCGACTCGCCCACCGACTCCAGCAGCGACACGCCTCACCCCTCGCCGTCGAGCCACTCGATCCGCGTGCCGTACTCGGGGTGACCGTGCACCCGGCAGAAGTCCTCCCAGCACGTCCACACAGAGGTCGAACGGAGTTCGGTGCGCCACCGGCAGGCCACGCTGCCGTCAGTGAACACGACGCCCTCGTACTGCGGCTCGTCCGGCGCGTTCGCGAGTCCCTTCGCGACGTAGTCCGTGGGCGGGACGGGCCGGTATCCGACGAACCGCCTCATGCGCAGCACCTCCCGGGCGGGGCGATGCCGCCCCCCGCGGGCCGACGGCGGCACGCGCGCCAGGTTGTGACGGCCCGACGAACGCGCGGGGTACCACAGTGGACGCGGGGAGCGACACCGAGATCGTACCGTCCGAATCAGACGATCCGCAGCAGACGGTCACGAGCCCTCACTCGGCTACAGAGTGTGACATCACGCAATGTGACAGTGCGTAGTCGATCACGACGGGCCCTACGAACCCGATGATCGTTTATAGGCCTCTGACCTGCGACAATCGGGGAGAGAGAAACCCAGGGCATTGGGGTGTGCGGGCCCGACCAGCCCCGCAAAAAACAGTGTCACGATTACTCATAGCCACCAGTGCAGTGGCCGCGGCTCAGGGTCAGACGGTTGCGCTGCGTAGCCATTCACTCGGTCACTCTTCGTGTGGCACGACCCGCACAGCGGTCGATAGTGCTCAGGGTCCGTCGAGTAGCGGACGGTCTTGCCGTACCACTGCGCGACTAGGGCTCCCCGGTCGCCGTGGTCGTAGGCCCAGTCACGTGCCTGCCTGCCACAGCCGGTCGCGCACGGGTAGATGCTGGCCGCACCCTTGGTCCTGCGGAGCCGCTTGTGTACCGCCTGGTAGCTGGTGCTCACGGGCCGGCTGCCGTGCGGGTCGCCGTACTTGTCCGCGCGCTGCTGGTGCGGTGCGCAGTAGGCGCGGCCCGCGCGGATGCGTTTGCCGCAGCCGGCGACCGTGCAAGTGGTGGAAGTTCGCTCGCGCCGCGCGGCCGGGCTCCAGGTCTTCCACTGTCGCCGGTAGTCCCGGGCGCAGTCGGTGCAGTAGTTCCCGGGCTTGCCTCGGTGGCGCTCAGGGAAGGCGGCGAGCGGAAGTTGGTGGGTACATCGTGGACAGCGTTGCGTGCTCACTCCCACCAGCCCCTCGGCCTCGGTGCCGGGTCGTGCCGCCGTGGGTCCCCTGTGGACTGGTTGCACCAGGCGCAGGCGGCGACCAGCTTGGACAGGTCCTCATCCCCGGACACGGCACGGCCGATGACGTGGTGCACATGCGTCGCGATCGTCGTGCAGCCGTCGAGCTGCAGCTGGCAGCGGTGCCCGTCGCGGGCCAGCACCAGCGCGCGGGTGCGCCGCCAGGCTCGGGTGCTGCCGCCTCGCCACGCCCGGCTCACGGCCGCCACTCGGGCCGGTAGTCCGGGTGGTCGGCGTACGGCAGCGCGAGCGCCCGAAGCATGCTCTGCATAGCCGCGATCGGGATCGCCCACTCCTCTTCGAGCCAGTCGATTAACTGCCGCTTGGCCTCGATCTCGCGCAGCACCCGCGCCGGGTCCCACCGCACGATGTGCGCGGCATCGGCATCACCGACGGTGATGCCCCAGGCGTCGTACCCCCACGCGTCCACGACCGTCTCGGTCTCGCGGTGTTCATGGCCGGGGGTGCCCTGCGTGCCGCGGTCCTCGTCGGACCCCGCCGGCCAGCTGCAGTAGTACTGACATGACCTCCACTGGCCCTGGTCGGCCACGAGACTGACGTCGCCCTGCGGGAAGTCGGCGCCTGTCGGCGAGGTCCAGCGCCACGGGCCGGGCGTCGCGGCCCGCACCAGCCGCTCGTCCTCGTCGAGCCGGGCCCGCAGGAACTCGATCATCTCGGCGCTCACCGCTCGTGCACCTCCAGTCGGTCCGTCGCGCCCGCCCAGCGTGGCAGCTCCACTACCCGCGCCGGCGAGGACAGCTGGGCGGGGCGCTCCGCCACCTGGCCGACGTAGACGATCGTGCGGCCCCGGTAGGCGTCCACCGCCGCAGCGCCCCACTCGGGTTCCGGTCGGCACAGCAGCAGTGTCCGGCCGGGATGCTGCGCGGCGGCGGTGTGGTCGCCCACTCCGACCCCGGTCCAGCGCCGCCCGGATGACCAGCCGGCTCGGCCGTGCGGGTCCGGGTCGAACGCCAGCACGTCCACGCCGCGGCCGCGTAGCTGCCACGCCCAGTAGCCGGCGCCGGCGCCGACCTCGAGCACGCCGTGCGGCGAGCACCCGGCGATGGTGTCGAGCGCGGTGTCGGTGGGGATGGACCAGGCGTACTCGCGGAGCAGCCCGTAGAAGCCGCGCTGGCGGGCCAGGCCGCGGCAGTCGTCGCACATGCAGCTCAGCCACGGGGCGCCGTCGGGGCCCAGCCCGCGCGGGTCGTGGTCGCGCTGGTGGGCGGTCGCGGCCCGGTAGGCGGCGAGGTAGGGGTTGTCCACTGTGGTCATCCTCTCGCGCTCGGCGCTTCGTCGCGGGTGGGTCGGTGCAGCGGTGGGGCGGCCGGGTCGCTCGCCGACGGCGGCGGCGGCCACGCGAGGTTGGCCCAGTCGCGGTCGCAGGGTGGCGGGGGTCCGCCGAGGGTGCGGTAGCGGCGCTCCCGCTCGAGCGCGCCCGCCAGCTCGACGAGGGTGTCTGCGGCCCGGCGCAGCGCATCGCGGGCGCCGGCGGCGCCGAGGGTGTCGAGGTGGTCGGCGATGGCGTGGATGTCGGCGACGAGGTCGGCGGTGTCGTCGTCGAGGATGCGGGTGTCGGGGCGGTCGGGGAGGGGGCAGCGGTGCTCACTCATCGGTGGCTCCGAGGGCTCGGGCGGTCGGGCACGGCCACGGGACCCCGTACTCGCCGTGCGCGCCGCAGGTGTCGCAGCAGCGGGGCAGGTCGGTGTAGCGGCCGCTGCTGTCGTAGCCCTCGCTGGGTCCGGCGTCACGGTGCAGCGCGGCCTGCCGGAGCGAGGCCGCGACTTGGGCGGGCAGGCGGTGTCGACGGTGCAGCACCCCCGCCAGGGTGTGGATGTCGTCGACCTGCTCGGCGTCCGCCCACGCCCGAAACACGGCGCCGATCAGGGCGCGGTCGGTGTGGAGGTGCTGCCAGGCGACCCGGGTCGCAGCCGAGGCGGTGGGTTCCGCCCCGGCGAGGGTGGCGGCCTCCCGCAGGACCGCGGCCGCGGCCTGCCGTGTCTCGGCACGGCCCGCCGTCACAAGGCCTCCCCGGCGGTGAGGGCGGGGTGCGGGGTGCCGTGCCGGTAGTGCAGCGCCCACCCGTCCGCGTAGGCGACCGCCGGGCCGCCCTCCCGGTGCAGCCGCCCCCGCTCGTCCCGGTGCAGCTGGGTGGGGCGGTCGGTCAGTACCGCCACGTCACGCATCGGCCACCACCAGCCGACCGCCCGGACCGCGGCGGCGAGCGCGTCCAGCTGCGGTGAGGGGGGCAGCCCAGCGATCGGCCGGGCGCACTGGTGGGACGCCAGCCAGTACGCGTCCCGCCACGGGCACAGGTGGCCCCCGACCTCGCCCCAGAGTCGGTCCCCGAGCTGGCCCCGGAGCTGGTCCCCGAGCTGGGTCCAGAGTCGGTCCCGGAGCTGGTCCCAGAGCTGGTCCCCGAGCTGGCCCCAGAGCTGGACCCCGAGCTGGACCCCGAGCTGGCCCCAGAGCTGGACCCCGAGCTGGACCCCGAGCTGGCCCCCGAGCTGGGCCCCGAGCTGGTCGGGCACCACCCTCGCCCCACCTAGCGGGGAGTCTGCCCACACCATCCGGGGTGGTGCCTCCAGCCCCGCCGCCGTGTAGGCGGCGCGCACCGCCGCCTCCGCCGCCGGGCGGTCACACCGCTCGGTGGACAGGCCGACCCGCATCCAGTCGTCCCGCACCCCCCGGATGTGGGTGAGCTGGTCTGCGGTCAAAGCGCCGTCGAACATCAGCAGGTCTCCTCGTCGTCATCGTCGTCATCGTCGGTGAGGTCGGTGTGCAGCGCCTCCACCACCCGCACCTGCCCGGCCGTGACGTGCGGGTAGGCGCGGCAGATCTGCTCGACGGTCTCCCCGGCCGCCAGCCACTCCCAGATGGTGGCCACATCCAGCCGGGTGTGCCCGATCGTGGGGCGTCCGCCCCGGCGGGCGGGGTGGGTGACGATCAGCAGCTCATCCGAGCCCGGGACGGCCGGGTCGGGGTGGCCGAGGATGCGGGCCAGGTCGGGCAGCGGCTGCACCCGCCACTCCTCCAAGATCGCAAAGGTGATATGGGAGCCGGTGATCTGCCGCCACACCCCCTCGTCGCCCCGGATGATCCGGCGGGCGTCCGGGGCGGTCGGGTCGTCGTCGGGGTGGACACGCACCGTCCCCACCAGGTCACGGGTCGTCTCGGGCATCAGCAAGCCTCCTCACGGTCTGGGCGGATCATCCGGGCGTACAGGTCGATCGCGGACCGCTGGAGGGCGGTGACGGTCGGCTGCAGGTGCTCCCCGGCGTCCCGAGCGGCGGCCCACGCGGCGGCCCGAGCGGCGGTCGCCTGCTCGCGCGCCTCCCGCACCACCGGGCCGGCCCGCTCCGCCGACACCATGCCCACAATCCGCCCCAACCCCCGCACCCGGGCCGCCGCCTCACGGCAGGCCGGGACGAGATCGAGCCAGGCCGGCAGCCACGTGCGGATCAACCAATCCAGGGCGATGTAGGAGCGGGCCTCGTCCAAGCCATCACCGGCCGTGCCGGGCAGCAGCGGAATCAGCGGCACCAGCTCCTGCCGCAGATCGTCTGGCAGCACATCGTTGAGGGCGCGCCCGAACGCGCCGAGCACCGGGGACACACACTCGGGGTGGTCTGTGTGCGGCTCCCCCGCCAGGTAGGCCACCGCCTCCAGCAGACAGAGCCCCTCCCCGGGGGAGTCGTGGTCGCCGACATCGAGGCGGATGTCGGTCAGCCGGGCAGAGTCGATGATCAGATCAGACATCCGGGGTCTCCTCGGTCTTGGGGGTGTCGCACCAGGCGGGGACGGGCCACGTCTCGGGGTGGCCGAGCACCGAGATGATCGGGTCGGTGAGGGTGCGGTAGTGGTGGGCGGGGAGGAGGTCGCGCACGACGAGCGCGGTGGCCGCGTCCCACGCCGCGAACCTCGCCGCGTACCACGCCGTGTCCCCCGCCGCCGCGAACCTCGCCGCGATCGCGTCGGCCTCCGCACCCGTCAGGCCGCGGAGCCGCTCGATCAGCGCCGCCACCAGGCGGCCCTTAGGTCCGAGCGCCTGCCACGCGGCCGTCTCCTCGACGACCTGGTAGGCGAGGGCGCCCACCTTGTGGGGGTGCTCGTCGGAGTCGATCGTCTCCCCGACCGGGCGGACACGCAGCAGACGACACGGCCACGACCTGTCGATCAGCGTCTCGGCGGGCTCCGTCGACGCGGACAGGTACGTCTCCGGCTGGTCCCGCACCATGCTCGTCGACGTGGGATGCGTGGTCGTCTCACCGACCGCCCACACCACACCCTTCAGGGACGTGTAGTCCCGGTTGACTGCCTTCCACAGCAGGTCAGACTCGGGCATCAGTGGGTCTCCTCGGCATCTCGCGCGATCCGCTGCACCGCACCAGCCCCAGTCCGCAGGCGACGCGCGATCTGCGACACCGAAATCCCGTCGGCACGCATCCGCCGCACCGCCTCAGTCACATCGGACACGCGGGCGTCCGAGCGCCGCAGCTTCCCCGCGATCAACCGCTCAACAGTGGCCTCATCCACGACGGACCTCATCCCGCCACCTCCAACTCGCTCCCATACCCGGCGGCACGCAACAACCGGGCCATCGCGTCCAGCTCCATGACCGCGTACGAGCGGCCCGGATCGGCCACACCGCGGCGTTTCACGACGAGCACACCGTGATCGGCGCCCGCCTCGGCGACCTGCTCGGCGAGCTGCGAAAGCCACTCGGGCAGCGCCAGCCGCGCCACGTTCTTGCACTGCACGATCACCGCCGGACCCGGCACCAAATGCAGGTCCCCGTGATCACGGGCGTAGCCGGCGCGGGTGCGCCCGCACCACGGGAACCCGTTGCTGCGCAGGTGGTCTTGCACGGCGCGCTCAAAGTCGTCGCCGCGGCGTTTCTGGGGGCTGACCATGAGGTCCTCTCTCGGCTCAGAACGGGGGCCGGTCGTCATCGACTGGCACGACAGTCACTTGGGCACCGGCGAACGCGCCGGTGAGGACGAACAAGGAGTTCTGCTCCTGTCCCTTGGGCTCGGTTGCCTTGGATGCCTCGTCAGCGGTGAGGGCGGCGAGGGTCGCGACGTAGGTGGGGTCGATGTGGTCGAGCTGGATCGGCTCACAGCTGTGCGTGGCGACGACGGCGGGGCGACCGTCGCGTGCATCAAGGGCGATGTTGTGGGCCTCGCGCAGGTAGATCCGGCCCGCTAAAAGCCAGTAGCTGTTGCGGCCGGTGGTGCGGGCGTGTAGTTCGCCGTGGAGATTGAGCGGGATCGCGTCGACGTGGTACGGCCAGCCGTCGCTGATGCCCTCGAGGACGACGCGGCGGCAGCGCGGGCAGGTGCCGCGGCGGGGCGCGGTGGTGACGAGGTGCCGGCTGGAGGCGCTCATGGGCGGTCCTCGGCGCAGTGACGCTGGTGACGCATTGACCTTGGTTTCGGGTATGGCGCCGTTGCGCGCGCGCGCGACGGGTGATCTTGAAATGATGTGTCACTTCCGTCACCGGTGTTCGTGGCACGTTGATAAGTCAGAAGTTGCGTCACTTGTGTCACCGGGCTGGTTATCCACAGGCTCAGGTGACGGATTGTCGGGTGAGTCCGCGTCGCGCGCGCGCGCGAGGCGTGATCTTGAAATGATGCGTCACTTCCGTCACCGATGGTGGTGACGCATTGAGCGTGCCGATCCGTCACCAGCCAGCTCCTGCCCCGTCCAGCCGGTCGATCGGCGGTGACGCATCGTTCGGGTCCTCGTCGCGTTCGGACAGCAGCGCGAGCCCGACGTAGAACCGGTCCCGGTTGGTGCGGCTGGATTCGACCCCGAACCGTGTCCGCAGGGTCAGCCCGAGGGTCCGTGGCTTCACCGGCAGGTCACCCTCGTCAGCGCACCACGCCTCGTAGGCGGCCCGGAAGGTTCCCACCTTCACCTTGACCTGGCTGCCCCCACCGACGTGGCAGCGGTCCGCGACGAACCGGGCGACGGTGTCCTGCTCATTCGCGTACTCGTCAGTTGCGGCCTTGACGATCTCGGGCTCCTGCAGGCCGCTGGCGAAATAGGCGACGGCGCCGGCCACGATCCACGCCATGATCGTGCCGCCGTCCTTCTCGGCGAGGATGCCTTGTAAGTCGTCGACCCGTTTCTCCTGGGGCACGGTGTTGACGAACGGCACGATCCGCAGCCGCCGCCAAAACGAGTGCCCGCCCAAGGTGACCGACGGCTGGTGGTTGCCCATCAGCCACAGCTTGTGAGTGGGCTGAAACGTGAAGTGATCTCGCCGCATGAAACGGGCGGTGAGAGCGTCACCACCGGTGAGCTGCTTGACCTTCGCCTCGTCGAACCGGTCCCCTTCGTTGATCTCGGAGCAGACGACCATGCGGGCCCCGGCGAGGCGGGCGATCTCGGTTTCGTGCCCGGTGTAGTTCTTCGCCATCAGGAACCCGGAGGGGGCGGTGGTGGCGTAGTCCCCGAGGACGGCGCGAATGGTCTCGAGGAACACGCCTTTTCCGTTGGCGCCCGCCCCGAACAGGAACGGCAGGATGTGGTCGCGGACGACTCCGGTGACGGAGTAGCCGACGAGCCGCTGCATGTAGCTGGGAAGCTCGTCGTGGCCGGCGAATGTGTCGGCGAGGAACCCGAGCCAGCGGTCCGGGTCGGCCGTCGGATCGGGCGCGGCGGCGGTGATGCGGGTGTGCAAGTGCGCTGGGTCTGCTGGTGTGATGTCGCCGGTGCGGAGGTCGACGATCCCGGTGGGGGTGTTGAGCTCGTAGGGGCGGGCGTCGAGCGCGTCGACGGAGACGGCGATCCGCTGATCGGTGGCGGCTTGGGTGAGCATGGCGGTGGTTCCGATGGCGCCGAGGCTGCGTTGCTTGTGCCGCAGGGCTGCCGGATCGTCGTCGGCGAGGCCGCGGGCGATCTGCTTGGCGTACTCGCGGACGATGCCGCCAGTGGCGGGGCACCACTCCCAGCGCTGCCCGGTCCAGTGGAGCCAGCGGCCGCGTTCAGCGCAGTATCGGATCTTGTCGCCGTAGGTGTCAACGAGGGTGAGGGCGTTGCCGTCGTCGGACCGCTCGAGGGTCGCCACGGGCACGGCGGTGGTCGGATGGGTGGGGGTATCGGAGCGGGAGCTTCGGGCGGTGCCGCCCATGGGGATGCTGGTGAGCACGGGCCGCTGTGGTGGCGGCGGGGTTTCGCCGTAGCCGTCGTCCTTGAGCCGCTTGGCGGCGGCGTGAAAGTCGCCACTGTGGTTAAGGATCGCGTATACCCGCCACTTGGACATGGCCTGTTCGGCAGGTAATACGGTCGAGGTGGTCCAGGCGTAGAGGTAGTCGCCTTGGTTGCCGCCAGTGACGGCGGAGATCCCGAAGGTTTTGCCGGGGCGCCGCCAGTAGGTGGCGTTGCCGTGGGCGTAGACGGGTCGCCAACCGTGCGGGGTGAGCAGTTGGTGCCAGCTGCCGCGACTGTTGTAGTCGTCGCCGGGTGAGATGCCGCCGCTGGTGTCGTTGCGGCGGTCGGTGTCGAGGACGGTCACCTCGGGGATCGGTGCGGGGGCCGGGATCTGGTCGAGGGATCGGGCGGCGATGTGGATCAGGTCGCGTTGCTTACCGGTGACGGTGGGGATGCGGCTGGGGTCACCGGCGAGGAACACGTAGGGCTTCCCGCTGGGATGTACCCGCCCGGTGGAGGGGGCGACGACCACGAATCCGCCTTCACCGCGGGTTTCGATGAGGCTGCGCACGATGGTCTTGCCCTTGGTGGCGAGGTCGCGTTCCTCGTCGGTGTACTCGTCGTCGCGGGCGAGACGCTGGGTGAGCTTGGTGTTGCCGGCGACCCCGTCGGATACCCGGTAGTACACGTGCAGCCCTCCGGAAGGGCTGGCCTCGGCGCAGCCGCCGGTGACGGCGCGCCATACGTCGCCGACGCCGAGCTCGTCGCAGGCGGCGGCCATCTTCGGTAGGAGACCTTCGGTGATGGCGCGGCCCTCAAGTTCGAGCATCTCGAGGTGCCTGGACACGGTTCCGCAGATCACGCCGACCCCGGGATGGCCGTTGCTGAACCAGCGTTGCACGGTGTCGCGGTCGGCTCGTTGTGTCTGGTATTGCTTCCACGGGCCGTCGGGGCGTTTGGAGCCGTCGAGGGCGACACGGACGACGCTGCAGCCTGCGTCGTACCAGGCGAGTGCTCCAGTCTGGGTTGCGGCTTGGTTCATCGGCTGCCGACCTTGGTGCCGTTGGTGGCAGCGCCGACGTTGATCGTTCCGTCGTATCCGACGCGAAGGATGTAGGGCGAGTTCACTGTATCTCCCACGGCTACCTCTGTGATCTCGTGCCCGTGTGGTGCTGGGGAGCGACGGGCTTTCAGTCCGCCGCCCCGACTTCTGCAGCCGGGGCGGCAGGCTCACTGACCGTCGCCGTTAGGAGGCGGTGGTCTGCTGGGCGTTGAGCTGGGCGAGCAGCGCGGCGACGGCGGGGTCGTTCGGGTCGAGTGGGGCCGACCCTGCAGCCGGAGCCGGGGCCGAGGGCGGGCTGGACGTGGACGCGGCTTGGGTCTGCGCGTCGTCAGCCTCCGCAGCTGCACTACGGTTGGCGCGTTCGTCGTCGAACCGGGTCGGGTTAGCGGCCGCCCAGGTCTGGGCCTGTGCGAGCTGGGGGCCGTCGAGCGCGACGAGGCTGATGTAGGGGTTGCCGCCGTTCTTCGGGGACGCCCACACGAGCTTGATCGGTACTGCCTGCCCGACGTAGGGGGCGAGGTTGTCGACGACGGCGCCGTTCATCCACAGCACGTCGAGCCACACCTCGTTGGTGTGGACGTCGGCGATGTCGAGGATGATCCCGACTCCGTCACCGTCGGGCTTGAACCTGGTGGTGATCCCGGTGCGGTGCTCCCGGACGAACACGATGAGCGGCCGGTCAACGGCCTCCTTGGCCTGCAGCTGGTCGCCGATCGATTCCTCACGTGGCCGGGGTGCGTAGGTGCCCAGTTCCATGGTCCGTTGTCTCCGTCTCTTGGTTTCTCAGCCCGCGGCCGGCGGGGCCGCGGGGAGCGTGGTGTCGCCAGGGCAGGTGACCCCGGTGTCGGGGCCGGGCCGCATCCACGGGCAGTAGAGGCAGGTCCGGCTGGGGGTGCGGGGGATCGCGGTGTAGTGCGCGGGGTGGTCGTCGACCTGCAGTTGGTAGGCGACTGTGATGATCGTGTCGACGCGGTTGATCGCGGCGAGCGCGATTTCCTCGTCGTACGGCTCGGACCACAGGTGCAGGCCGGACAGCTGCCCGGCGCGCGGGTAGAACGCGAGGGCGACCTCGGCGACGGGAAGCCCGAGTCGGGTGTAGCCGTAGCCGTAGAGGTGGACCTGTTTGCGGTACTGGTCGGGGGGACCAGAGGCCCGGTATTCGCGGAGCTTGGCCGGGCCGACGATTTTGTGATCGACGACGGCGCGGCGGGGCACGTAGTAGGCGTCGCAAGATCCGGTGAGCCCGTCGCGGATCTGGAGGCGTTGCTCGATGAGCCAGCGGGTTTCGCCGGTGCGCTGGTTGTCGGCGGTGAGGGCGTCGGCGAGCCAGGCGTGTCCGGCGGTGCCGAGGATGGACGCCCACGGGTCACTGTCGGTGTTGACCTTCGGCGCTTCCATAATCTTGTAGGCGAGGCGGCGGGCGCAGGGATCGCCGTATTCGGAGGGGCCGAGCGCGGTTTGCAGCGACCGGGGTGCGTTGTTGGCGGCGTCGACGATCGCCGAGCGCAGCGCGATTCTGATCGGGTGCTCGTCCTCGGCTCGGGGCGCGAACGCGGCGAGTTCCATCACTGCTCACCGGTGTCGGTGGGAGTGAGCAGAGCGAACCTGCGAGACACGGTTTCGATCGTGTAGCGGTCGGCGATCTCGGGATCTTTCTCCCTCAACGCCTTGGTGTTGAGCCGTCGGGACACGACTTCGGTCCACTTTACGGCGGGGTGACCGTTGATGGTGCCGATCTCGGCGCCGGTCTGCTCGAGGTGGGTGGTGATCTGTTGTTTGGCTCGGTCGGCGATCTCGCCCCACTGGTCGCGGTTGGTGCAGGCTTCGCGGTAGGCCTGCACCCAGGTTGCCAGGCTGTCGACGGCGGTGGTGCCCGGTTCGTTGACGGTCATGCGGGTGCTCATCGGGTTTCCTTCCAGGCGCGGCAGGGGCAGGGCCTGCCGAGTGCGGGGTCGTCGAGCCGGTCGCACCGGGGGCAGATCTCGGCGGGGATGTCCGTGGCGTCGGCTGCCGACGGGGCCGTGTCGGCCTGCACGGGGTTCACGCCGCCACCAGTCCGCGGGCGCCGAGGACGGCGCGGGGGTCACCGTCGCGGCGGGCCCGGTAGATGTGCGCGTCGAGCGCGTCGAGGCTGATCCCGATCCGTCGGGCCGCCTCGCACCGCGGCACTCCGTCGCGGCGCAGCTGGTCCCATTCGTCGAGTACCTCGTCGCGGGTGTAGGTGGTGCGTCCGTAGTCGTACAGCTCGTCGGTGCCGGTGAGTCGCCGGTGGCAGGTGAGGCAGAGGCCTCGGGCGCTGTGTCTGCGGTACCCCGGCCGGGGCGGGGTGGTCTGCGGGTGCAGCGGCCAGTCGCAGCGGGCGCACCGCCAGGCGTCGGCGGGTACATCGGCGGGCGGGCCGACCGGCGCCCGGCAGCGGTGGTGATGCTGCGGCAGGTAGCGCAGGTGGTGGCCGCGTAGCAGCCGGTCCCGGGTGGAGGTGCGGCGGGCGAGCGGGGTCTGCTGCCCGCAGCCGCACCAGCACAGCCCGGTCGGGTTCGGTGGATCGAGCACATCGGACGGTGTGTCAGGCGGTAGGGTGTGCATCGCTCGGGTGCTCCTGTTCAGGGGGTGGTCGGGTGACGGTGAGGCGGGTACGGGTCTCCGTCGGGGCGCTCCGGCGGGGACCCGTCCGCGTCTGCGGGGGTGTGCTGGTCGAGGAACTCGGCGAGGGCCCGGTCGAACGCGTCGAGCAGCGCGGTGGGGGAGTCCACCGATTGGGGTCGCTCGGCGACGCGCCACAGCCCGGTGGCGCTGTTGATGCGGTCGACGCGGGCGGACATGAGGCGGACCTGCACGGCCAGGGCGGCGGCCGCGAGCAGCGCGACCACGGCGGCGAACAACGCGACGGCGATCATCGGGGCTGTCCTTTCAGGACGATGGAGCGGGTGTGGTGGCGGCGCAGCCGGTGCGCGCCGACGCGGCGGCGGGCCCGCATCTGGGCCACGGCCAGGCCGGCGATCACGGCGAGCGCGGCGGCGTCGGCCGCGGCGATGACCAGCACGCTCACTCGGCGTCCCCGATGTCGGGCTGGGGCTGCAGCGCGACCAGGCGGATCGCCCCGGCGGGCAGGGCGGCGCTGGCGGCCGCCCACGGCGGGCTGGGGCGCTCGCGCCGTCCCGGGGTGGCGCCGTGTTCGGCGACCAGGGCGTCGATGAGCCGGTCGGGGGTGAGGGGGTCGTACTCGTCGAGCACGACGTAGAGGCAGCCGAGGGTGTCGGCGAGCCGGGTGGCGAGCTCGGGGTCGGCGGCGGCGATGTCGGCGAGCGCGCGCAGGTCGACGGCGACGCGCAGCGCCAGCGGCACGGCGGTGATGTCGGTGACGGTGTCGGTCATGGTCGGGCTCCTGGGGGGTCAGTGGGCGGCGGGTTCGGTCATGAGCGGGTTGCAGCGCCACTCGGTGATCTCGACGGTCTGCTCGACCGTGGGGGTCTCTGGCGGCACGTAGGCGGGGTCGGGGACGCGCACGGTGCGGGTGCCGACGACGACGCGCTCGCACACCATCGAGCGGCCCGCCAGGGCCATGGCGGCGACGGGGCCGAACCGCAGGACCACGTTCGCGGCGTGGTCGCTGTACTCCTTGTCGACGTGGGCGCCTGCGGCGAGGCCGGCGCGAACGACCCGCTGGAGCTCCTCGCGGTCGCGCGGGCACCAGACGTGCATGCGCTCGAGGTAGGCGGTCCGGATGTCGGGGTTGGTTTCGATCATGTCGGCGAGCTGGCGGAGCCCGGCGGCGTACTCGGCCGCCGTGGGCTTCGAAGTGGTGGTCATAGTCGGGCTCCTCGGACGGGGGTCAGTCGCGGCCGTCGTTGAACTCGGCGAGCGCGGCGACGGGGATGCGGATGTGCTTGCCGACGCGGCGGTGGCGGAGTCGCCCAGTGCGGCACAGCGCGTAGACCTGCTTGATCGGCAGGTTGAGGGAGGCGGCGACCTCGGCGGCGGTGTAGGCGGTCCGCGGCGGCGCGCCCTCGCGGGTCTGGGTGTTCATGCCGGGATCGCCTCGGGCTGCTCGACGGCGAACAGATCCTCGAACGACAAGCCGGGGAACGCCTTGAGCAGCCCGGCGATGAACGCGCCGCCGAGCTGGGCCTTGCCGGAGAGGGTGCGGCCGACGGTGGCGCCGTGCATCCCCATGGCCTGGGCCAATGCGGCGTCACTGACCAGGCCGGCCGCGCGGCGGGCCACGTCGAGCTGATCGGTTCGGATGCGGATGGTGGGGCGGTTGGTGGAACTCACGTCCGTGTCCTCCTGTTGCTCATCCGAGAGATATCTCGGACAGGCAGCAACATAGTCGGACCCTCTCGCTAACGCAACACATTGCCTTGGTGAGACTGCGTGTCGTTCGTCAGTGGCTCTGACTCCGTTGCGCGTGCGCAACGCTCACCGATCGCCGTAGCTGCGGGAGGTTCACCCGCTCAGAGATCCCCGTGCTGCGTGTACGCAACTACCATCAGAGGCCGTGACGGCACCCAATCCCCGGCAGGCCTCATCCTGGGCGCAATGGCTACAAGCTCAACTCGACGAACGCGGCTGGATCCAAGCCGACCTCGTCCGTCGCAGCGGAGGCAAGGCCTCACGGCCCCAGGTCTCACGCTGGCTCACCCGCGGCGCCACACCCGACCTCGAATCGATCCGCACGGTGTGCGAGGCGCTCGGGGTACCGACCGCCGAGGGTATGATCGCCGCCGGCCTGCTCACCCCCGAGGACATTGAGGTCACCGTCGTCGAACGCCACCGCAGCGCCCGGGACATGTCGAACGGCGAGCTGCTCGCCGAGCTGAGTCGCCGCCTCATCCCTGACGAGGAGCAGGACCTGCCACCTGCCCCGCCGATCTCGATCCCCCGCATCAGCCCGGAAGATCTCGGCGTCGAGGGCGAGCACTGGGCAGCCCGACGCCGCAGAGAGCGGGACGATCAGTAACAGTTCGGTACGATCCGCCGATCGGCCGCTAACGTCTCATCCTTTCGCGTACGACAGTACGTGTGTGGTTCGTTACTCCCCGCGAGCCGACGCCGTCGGCCTCATCCAAGCCCTGTACGACGTCCTGACCCGGCGAGGCCGGCTGTCCCTGCACATGACCGATCTACCCACCGGGGCGCTCGGGTTCACCCACTTCGACAGCCAGACCGTGTACCTGGCGGCCGGCCAGACGCTGCCCGAGATGCGCTCGACGCTGGTGCACGAGCTGGTGCATCTGCTGCGCGGCCCGGTGCCGCGGCGACTCGCGGCGACCGAGGAAGTCGCGGTGCAGCATCAGACCGCGCACCTGCTGGTGCCCGACGGCGCCGAGCTCGCCGGGCAGCGTCGCTGGACCGAGGAGGACCTGCAGGAGCTGGCCGCCCGCTACCTGGTGGACCGGGACACCATCGAGACGGCGCTCAACCCACCGACCATCCCGTGGCCACGGCCGGAGTCGCCGTGA